GTTAGTTAGACCATACATCTCAAAGTTAGGAATGTTCTTATACTGTTTAGTGAACTCTCGTTGTTCACGTATAGACTCAAAGTGAATCTTTTCTACTGGATGACCTTTGATGTTGGTATAGCCAGTATCTTTATTAGTGTTGCCTTTAACAAACAGATATGGCTCATAGGGCACCTCTTCTTGGAAGCGGCGCCCATTATCGAAGCCACGATGCATGAGCTTGTTCTTAAACAACTGAACGCAGGTATAGAATTTCATTTTATTATTATCTCTCTTTAGAGATATTTAGTCAACAGTGTTATAGTCCGTTTGGTACAATTATATAATGTATTGCTAGAACAACACCAACCGATGCACCAAGACCAATCATCATCTTAAAGAAGTCTTTACCTACGAGAGGAAACACCACCTTAAATTTTTCTTTGCCAGTCATGGTAGCCATAGCAAGTTCTCGGCCACAAAGGAGTCCTACGAACACCCAAGTTGTTGACATTGGAATATCATTGAGTTCCTTAAAGAAGAATAAGATTACCCAATATACACCATCAATAATCGTTGCACTTCGTACATAACGTGTATTGTGTTTCTCGAGGACAATGTTCTGGATCTTACCTCCACCTTCTCTAAACATCCACCATAGACCACCAATAAATACTACACTGATACATACCATGAGGTCTACAGGAATTTCTCTAGGAAGGAACACAGCAATGTTTGCTATGTCGTGAGATAACCAAGTCCACCAAAGAAAACCTGTCGTTACCCACTGACCTACTCGCCAATATATTTTATGTTCTTCTTTTACAGGTTTTGCTTCATCTAAAATTTTAGTTACACCAATCCAGATAACATAAGCTGCAACAGCTGCAACAGCATATCCCATCATGGATTTCATTAACATTTTTTCCAACACAAAAGTTGAAGCAAATGCAGATAGTACTAAAAATGAAGTTGATACTGGTACACCTATACGAGTAAGTATAAGAAGTAAACCAGGAGCCATAGCATGATACCATTGTATTTCTTGAAACGGTATCTTGTTAAGTCGGCCATACGATATATCTCCACCGTACATATACCAACCATACCATAGTGCCCACAATAAAACAGATGATGCAGATAACCACATCACCTTCCAATTCACTCTATCGTTATTAGATGCAATCCATGTGCCGAGTGTTTGCACAGAATCGTTTGCTATTACAGAATAAGCAGCAAATAAAAAACCTACTGCCATCCAAAGAGTTACTAGTTCCATAGTAATTTCTCCATCATAGTTAAAAGTAGTGACGGTTGCCCGCCACTACTTGATCACTTATTTATTTAAGTTGTTCAGCCAATTTTTTTAGAGTTGCTGCTCTCTCCTTAGGTTGTAGTGGAATTAATCCTTTGTCAATTAAACGTCCTTCAGGACCTGCCATACTATTTGACATAAAATGATCTACATAGGCCTTTATAGGATAATAATTCAAATGTTCTTTTTTGACATAAAAGTATAATGCTCTTGAAATAGGATATGATCCATCTGCAATTCCTTCAAAAGTTGGTTCTTTACCATTTATTACTACACCTTGTACTAAATTAGTATTTTCATCCAAAAATGAAAAACCAAAAATTCCAAATCTATCTGGATTGCTACCTAACTTTTGAACAATAAGATTATCATTTTCTCCAGCTTCAATATAGCCGCCGTCTTCACGAACTGCACTACATCGAGTCTTATAACCAGTAGGACCTTTCTTTTTGATACCCATCTTCTTGCAAGCCTTATGTAAAACAAGTTCTACAAATGCATCTCTCGTACCTGATGTTGGAGGAGGGCCCATTATTACAATTTTTCTGTTTGGTAAACTTTTGTTTATATCTGACCAGTTTACATATGGATTTTTAATAAACTTTTCTCCATTCCAAACTTCTTTTGCAACAGCCTTATATAATTCTTTACGTGAAATAGTCATTGATTTAGATTTTTTTGAATTAGCTAAAACAATGCCATCATATCCAACATGTACTTCTATTGGAGTTACACCATTTTTCTTACATTTTTTAATTTCTGATTTCTTGATTGCTCTACTTGCATTTGTTGCATCTGGATGTTTTTTTCCTACACCATTGCAAAATAATTTCATTCCACCACCAGTACCTGTTGATTCTATAACTGGTGTTTTGTGTCCTGATTTGCCTAGTGATTCAGCAACAACAGTTGCAAATGGAAAAACAGTAGATGAGCCAACTACTAATAAACTATCTCTTGCATATGCAGAGGTACTCATTATTAGCATAGCTAGGACTAAAAAAAGTTTTTGCATTAATATCTCCTTGGGGATTGTTATTGTCTCAAAGAGTTACTAGTTCCATAGTAATTTATCCGTGAGACACTCAAATTATTTAACTTCATAATATTGCAGGAGTATTATCGTTATATTAAAGTTTTATTATAATTAGACTAACACATTCACTAAACCTCCATCTGGTGGAATTGTTTGTAAGTTACCAAACCTATCATATGAATATGATACAGTCTCTGTGATTCCTATGATTGCTCCATTATGATCCTCTAGAATATTACGTGAGATGTTCATTGTACCTTCTGCATTCTGAAAGGTCAACGATACATCTACATGTCTATTGGAAGCTCCTATAATAGGACTGATGGGAGGTAGGTAAACACTACCTATAGGAGCTATAGGATCTATGGCCATTAGGCTGTGACGTTTAACTTCTGTCCAAGCATGGGGTCAATAATGGTTAACAAGTTACCAGCAGGGCTGTATGTGTAACCAATGGCATTCTTTAATACTACACCTGGGACAGTGTAGACTTGATTCCTTACAACAGGAATGGGGTTATTTTGTATCTCCATTGGAGGTTTCCCATTAGCAATACGTGTTGGCGGAGTGTTATCTTTTACAATTACTATTGGCTCAACTGGTGCTATGGCGCTCATATTGCTCTCATCCTATCTACGAGCCTTTGTGCTCGATTAGTTACTTGGTTGTACCATCTACTATCAACCATCTCATCAGCAGCTGCATTCCAGTCTCTTGCATCTACTCCACGTTTCATACCTTTAAATTGTGATAGTCTAGGAAGGCCCATGTTAAACATCATGTTAGCAATTATATGCTGAGCATCTTCTGGCAGATCGTCAAAGTCTGAGTAAAGTTTGTTGCAGTCAGACAAGACTGTTTCGAGATCTGATTCGAAGGCTTCAACAACTCTATCTGGGGATACTGGCTCACCTTCTTCTCCTGGGTACTCGGGGTCTCCTTCAATAACGAGATGACCAATACCAAAAGTAGGATACCCAAGATGATCAAGGTACACGTGATAACGGACTCCTTCATCTATCTCTAATTCCTCTCTAAGTTTATCTACATTCATAATATGTCTCCTAAGTAAGGGGTGCCACATTGGCACCCCTATTTATTTATTTGCCTAGATCAATTTTTCTTGGCAACTCTGATTCAGGAATAACTCTTTTGAGTTCTATAACCAGAATCCCATCTATGAGATCTCCTCCAATCACTTCGACATGGTCCGCCAACGTGAAATGCCTTTCGAACGAACGGCCGCCAATGCCTTTGTGTACAAAGTCCCTTTCATCTTCTTTCTCGGTTTTGGAACCTTTGACAGTGAGAATGTTTTCTTTGACTTCAACATCTAAGTCCTCCTTTGAAAAACCAGCTAATGCTAGTTCTATTTGAAACTCATCATCAGATGTTTTCACTATGTTATAAGGTGGATACTTCGTGACTTGTGTGCGACCTTGAATATCGTGTTGCACACGATTAAGTTGATCGAACATTCGATCAAAGCCTACAGTATGTTGAAAAAAGGGTGAATCCTCAAACGGAAACGGTTTTAGAAAAGTCATATCTGAACTCCTTTCAAGCAAGTTCTATGTTATGTGACCCATTATGGCATCACACTTATAATATAGGGTATCTGCGCTACAAAGTCAACGCTTTTTCCCTATGTTATATTTAGGTATCAATTCCCATTGATCTTTATCTTTAAACGGAATTATTTTAATCTGGTTGAGGGGTGTAACTGGTTCAGTTGTCTTTGTTGAATCTACTATATCAACCAATCCCCATTCACTTAACAGATTAGTAATTGTATTTCTTCTTCCTTGATCCTCTTCAGAGAAGTTTGTTGGCTTTCCATCCAATGCGAAAAGCTCTTTGAAGTGGACTATATAATATTTTTGTTGTTTATGGAGAATATGACAACTCTGATATAGAGCCTTGTTCTTTCTGGAAGCCACTCCAATCCTGGTCAGCGTCTCTTTCACTTTCAGAAAGTCTTCGTCATGCCGAAGTGTCACTTCTACCATAGAATCAATCGACCCTACGCTCATCCTGTGTTCCTCTTGTAATTTTTTCTCTTATTTCTTTGATTACATCAGAGGAAAGAATCTTGAGTGCTTGTTCAGCTTTCTTGTTCGAATATCCAAAA